ATTATGTCATCGAAGGCGTATTCGCCCAAGCTGAACAAAAAAATAGAAATGGTCGCATATATCCAAAGCCTATTATGGAGGCAGCGGTAAACAAATATGTGACAGATCAAGTTTCCAAGGACAGGGCGGTTGGTGAATTAAATCATCCAGACGGACCTACTGTCAATTTGGATAAAGTATCCCATAAGATTACTGAACTCGCTTTCGAGGGAAATAATGTTATGGGTAAGGCACAAATCTTAGATACTCCTAATGGAAAGATCGTAAAAGGTCTACTTGACGGCGGCGTAAGATTAGGTGTCTCAACTCGTGGTATGGGTAGCCTCGAGAATAGAAATGGTGCTATGTACGTCAAAGACGATTTTGTTCTTAACACGGTTGATATCGTGCAAGATCCATCGGCTCCTGGAGCTTTCGTTAATGGGATTATGGAAGGAGTTGACTGGGTCTGGAATAACGGCATCATTGAACCTCGGGCAATTGAAAAGATGGAGACTGAAATTAAAAAGGCTCCACGTGCAAATCTCTATGAGACTCAAGTACGTGAGTTTAAAAATTTCCTCTCGTTGCTAAAATCGTAAAAAAGGAGTCAGACATGACTGATCAATATGAACAGGATGTTGAGCTCGATGAGGACGAGACCGAAATCGAAGAAGCTCACGATCCTAAATCTGCAGAGGATGATGCGGTAAATTTAGCTACTAAAAAACCTGGTGGAACTGGCGTTGATAAGGCATCTGATGCCGGCCCTGACGCTAAACCTCCAGCACTTGGTACTGCTAAGAATAATACTAAGCAAGATCCAATGCCAAAAACAAAAGCTGCTCTTATGGCTGGCATGATGTCAAAATTGCAAGGCATGAATAAGCAGCAACTTCAAGCTATGTACAAAGAAGGCTTTGAGGGTGACGAAGACGAAGCAGCGATTGTTGAGTCTGAGCACGACTTCTCAGAAGATCTTAATGCTCTCGTAGAATCTGAAGCAACTCTTTCTGATGAGTTTAAAGGCAAAGCGGCTATCATTTTTGAAGCAGCTATTAGCTCAAAAGTCTCTGAAGAAGTAGATCGCTTAGAAGAAAGCTATCGAGAAGAACTAGCTGAAGAGATTGCACGTACGAAGGAAGATCTCGTCGACAAGATTGACGGATACCTAAACTACGTTGTTGAGAATTGGATGGAAGAGAATCAGCTGGCTATCCAGACTGGTCTTCGCACGGAAATCGCTGAAGGCTTTATGAGTAAGTTGAAAGACGTATTCGAAGAGTCTTATATCGAAGTTCCAGAGTCCAAAGTCGACCTAGTTGACGGCCTCGCCGAACAAGTTGAAGAACTTGAAGGCAAGCTCAATGAGCAAACTGGTAAGTTTATCGAAATGTCTGAAGAGCTCGATCTCTATAAGAGATACGAAGTAATTCGCGAAGCATCTCGTGGTCTTGCCCAAACCGAAGTCGAGAAACTCACTTCTCTCGTAAAAGATATTGAATTCGTTAGCGAAGATGCTTTTGCTGAAAAAGTTGCAATCGTTAAAGAGTCGTATTTTAAGAAAGATAAGAGCACAACATCGATTATCGAATCTGAAGAAACCGATGAGGAGACTCAAGAGGTTTCTGATACAATGGCATTATATTTGAATGCCATCAGAAAAGCTTCCAAGTAATTAGGAGAAATAAAAATGGAATCTTACGATCGTTTGGTCGAAAAATGGGCACCAGTTCTCAATGAAGAGACTGCTGGTTCTATTGCAGACCGTCACCGCAAGGCAGTTACAGCTGTAGTTCTCGAGAACACAGAAAAAGCTCTTCGTGAAGAGCGTACACAAGCTAACTTCCTTTCAGAGCAAACACCTCCTGGCAACGCGACATCAGCTGTTAGCAACTATGATCCAGTATTGATCTCGCTCGTACGCCGTGCACTTCCAAACATGATGGCATATGACCTCTGCGGCGTTCAGCCAATGACTGGTCCAACAGGCCTCATCTTTGCTATGAAGTCACGCTACGGTGGTGGTTCTACTAGCAACCGTGAAGCTCTCTTCAACGAAGCAGAGACCACATTCTCTGGTGATAGCTCTGCTACACACGACTCTGACAACCCATCAGGCTTGAACGTTACCAACCTCGACTCAGACTCGACGGCTGATGACGCTCGTTCTACAAGCATCTTTGCTGGTGGTATGTCTACAGCTAACGCAGAAGCTCTTGGTTCTTCAACTACAGCAGCTTTCCGCGAAATGGGCTTCACAATCGAGAAAGCTACAGTGACAGCTAAATCTCGTGCGCTCAAAGCTGAGTACTCTTTGGAACTGGCTCAAGACCTCAAGGCAATCCACGGCCTTGACGCTGAGACAGAGCTTGCAAACATTT